CGCTTGACTATCAGGCGCTTATAGGGCTAACATTAGCCGGTGCAGTTTCCTAAACTAGGACGAAAGGGTTAAACCATGACCACAGCAACACTCAATTTTTACAGGCCCAAGGCCAGCATTAAGACGGTGAAGGTAGCACAGGCCATAGCAGGCAGCCTAGGAAATCCGTCAAAAATGCCGGGATTGTCTTATGGTATCAGCGCTACGCTGTGCAAGGTAGGGTCTAAACTAGCGAAGATTAAGGGCAGCGTCTGTAACGGCTGCTATGCTCTGAAGGCCAATTATGCTTATGAGTCAGTAAAGAAAGCCCATGCTAATCGTGTAGAGGCGCTGCAGAATCCACAATGGGCCGATGCAATGATCAAGCTAATTGGTTCACAGTCAAAAGAAAAGTATTTCCGTTTCCACGATTCTGGCGACCTGCAGAATCTACAGCATCTTTTTGACATTGTGCGGATTGCTGAAGCGCTGCCTGAGATTAAATTCTGGCTGCCTACAAAAGAAAAGGGTCTGATCAACCAATATATGCGGGCCTTTGGTAGCTTTCCTGCTAACTTATGCGTTAGAGTCTCTGCAGCTATGGTCGACGGAAAAGCGCCTTCAGGCTTTGCTAACACTAGCACAGTGTTTGACAAGGGCTCTGTTATCGGTTCAGAGTGCGAAGCATACAAAAACCAGAATAAGTGTGGTGACTGCCGTAAGTGTTGGGATCGTTCGATCAAAAATATTTCCTACAAGAAACACTGAAAGGATAAACAAATGAAAAACAAACAAACATTCGATGACTGGTTCGACTCTGAACTATGCAAGGGTGGGATTGTGTTCTGGCTGGCCTTGATTGTGGCCTGCCTAGGGTTTTATGCCGCTATCGCTCTAGCTTTGGTCATAGGGGGCTAACATGGCCTACACAATCAGAAAGTTAGTGTACTTCCATTCGGTTTATTGGGATGTCATAGCAGGGCCACATGATCAAGACGGTGTAGGCTTGTTTGGCAATCCTAAGGTGGCGCAGGCCTTCGCCGACAATTTAAACAAGGGCAGGCCAGTCTCATCAATTTATGATCGAATGAAAGGCGATGACTCTTATGCAGGCCATAGCGTTAAAAGTTCAACATAAGACTGAGAGGCTATTAATGGAAAATCCCATTTGCGGTGACTGCGCAAGGCCAATGTCGTGGCATTGGAAAAGGCGATTGTATGCGTGCCGATACTGTTACCGCTTAAACGGCCTTCTAAGCCGTTGGTAGAGTGTTTGTATAGGTAGGTATAGGCTAGACTATTCTAGCGGTTCTAACGGCCTTTTAGAGGCCTTTATGGGGGTTTTATGACTGACCAAGATATCTTAGAAGAATTAGACCAGCATTCAGTAACGGATGACTTTGGATATATCGTATTTCATAGCGATGATGACCTGCTAAATTTTGCCTATGCTATACTGGCAAAGGCTGAACAATACGAGAGGATTGGAAATCATGAAATGTAAAAGCTGTGATGAGATTTTAACCGATTTCGAGTCGTCTAGGCGGTCATTGGTAACTGGGGAGTATCTGACCCTGTGTCAACGATGTTTTGCTGGCATTAAAGACGATGTTTTAGCTTTCGGCAATCCTAGACTAATGACCGAAGACGATGATGATCAGATTGTCGATCAATTGGACATTAAATTCTATAATGATCCTTTTGATGATATAGACGATGACATTCCATGGAGTGACAGATGATCAATTCTGAACACTCTGATGAAGTGGAGACAGTTGGCACAGTTCTTGCTAATGTAATATTACTATATTGTACTATAGTGTTATTAGCACTATTAGCATTTAATCTTTATTATTTATAATTCTATATCTTAACAATATTAACTTTATAGCGATAAGGAAAAAAACATGGAAGAAAATCAAATTGAACGAACAATGATCTTCTGTCTACACGACCTACAGGATTTAATCGCTAGCGGAAAGATTGATTTTTATGATGTCGTCTATCGTCTCCACAAAGCGATGCCTAATAAAGATAAGTATTTGGAATTAGCGGCTTCGTCTCTGTCTGCGGCTGTCGCTGAAGAAAGGTATTTCAATGCTGAAAACAGAAAGTAAATTGCTCGGTCACACGAACTGTCCACATTGTCCCTCTTCGGACGGCTATGCGGTCTACGATGACGGTCACGGTTATTGCTTCGTCTGCAACGAATTTGACAAAACCGCTCAGAACGGCCTAGAACAGGCTGATACTGTATCGGCTATACCTGACCATACAGACCAGCCTAGCAAAGCCGTAGTGGCGCATTTAGGGGCCTTACTGAGCATTCCTGACCGAGGCATTGTCAAAGAAACCTGCAAATTCTACAATGTGACCCAAAATGATGACGAGCATTTCTATCCTTACGGAAGCGGAATCAAGGTTAGAAAAGTAGCGGATAAAGACTTCTACTGGCGCACTAAGTCAGAGCAGCCGCTATTCGGCATGGATCGCTTCAATGCTGGTGGCAAGGCGGTTACAGTGTTTGAAGGTGAACTAGACGCATTAGCAGGCTTTCAAATGCTAGGTTCAAAGTATCCATGCGTTAGCGTTAAGAATGGTGCTAGTGGTGCGGCAAAGGACTGCCAGAAGGCCTACGAATGGTTAGACAGGTTCGATAGTATTGTACTTTGTTTTGATGCAGATGAACCCGGTCAAAAGGCCGCTAATGCAGTCACTGAAATCTTCGGTTCTAAAGTAAAGATTTTCAAACATGCTGAAGGATTCAAGGACGCATGCGACTATTCTAGCGTCAACAAGTCTGCAGACTTTGTCAGACTATGGTGGGCTTCAGAACAGTACATTCCCGATGGCATTATCACAGGATCGTCACTCTATGATCAGGTGATGGCTCCGTTAGAGAAAGCATCGGCATTCTATCCGTTTGCATCACTTAATGACTTGACAGGTGGTATTCGGTCACAGGAAATGGTGGTGGTAACGGCTGGTAGCGGCCTTGGCAAATCACAGTTTCTTCGTGAATGCGTCTGGACACTTCTGACCAGCACCTCTGACAACATTGGCTTGATGTTCCTAGAGGAATCAGTCAGGAAAACAGGCTTGTCTATCATGTCTTTGGCGATCAATAAGCCTTTGCACCTAGCAGAGACTGAAGCCACCGATGCAGAGAAACAAAAAGCCTATGACATGACGCTAGGCTCTGACAGGCTTTATCTCTATGACAGCTTTGGGTCTAACTCAATTGACAACATTGTGTCTAGGGTGCGTTACATGGCGAAGGGTTTAGAGTGTCGTTATGTTTTCCTAGACCATATCTCTATTGTCATCTCTGATCAGTCGCATGGTGATGAGCGCAAAGCCATTGACGAGATTGTCACTAAGTTGAGGATGCTGGTTCAAGAGACCGGTATCACTCTGTTTGCGGTGTCTCATCTCCGCAGGCCAGATGGTAAAGGCCATGAGGAAGGTGCGGCTACTTCCTTGGCTCAATTAAGGGGTTCAGGAAGTATTGGACAGTTGGCTGACATGGTGCTAGGATTAGAGCGTCATGCACAGTCAGATGATCCAATTGAACGGAATACGACACGCTTGCGTGTTATCAAAAACCGCTACAGTGGCGAGACTGGCCCTGCTGGAGCAGTGATGTATGACAAAGTGACCGGTCGCATGACTGAGGTGGTAGATACGCTATGATGACCTTTATACTTGGTGCTGTTTCATTTCTCGGCTTTCTAATCAGGAGATAAAAATGAGCTACTACAATCATGAAGACTATGTTCACATTGATGCTTACGGCGAACTGCAAGATCAGTTGATCGAGGCACAGCGTGAACTCAAAGGTGCGAACGAAGATGCTGACTTCTTCGAGAAAGAAAACGAAACTCTGAAGATGCAAATTGCTTACCTTGAGGCTAAGTGCAAGACGCTAGAGTGTGCTTTAGACCGCTACAATCTGGTGGTGGCATAGCATGGCTTGGTGGCTGATACTGGTGGTCATGGTCATTTACGCCAGTGTTGGCGTGATGGAAGCAATGCGGGGTAACTGG